CTTGCCACCGGCAACAATTACAACTTCATCGAGCGGACCCGCTTTGCGGTCAAGCACATCTGGCCGATTGACACGACCACAGTTTCCCCCCGGAAGGCTAGCCGGAAAGACATCAACGACCTTCGGCTGGCCAGGGGGGATAGAATTGTCTATGACGTTTTGACCGTTGACGGACTGAAGACCTATCCATCAAAAGACATTCTGCACATCGTTGGTTTTGGTTGGAATGGCCTTATCGGTGAATCAACCATCACCAACTTCGCCAAGGAAAGTATTGGTAACGCGATCATCCTTGATCAATTCCAAGGGAAGGCCATGAAGAATGGTTATTTCCCTTCTGGCGTTTTTGAGCACCCGAATACCCTTGGCGACAACAAAGAGGCATTTGTCCAGGCTCTTGATAATCGCTTTGCCGGTCCAGAAAACGCTCGCCGCCCGATGATCCTGGAAAACGGCATGAAGTTTACCGTGACCAACGTCTCGGTAGCCGACAAGCAGCTCATCGAGCAAATGAAAATGTCTGCCAATCAAATCTGCGGAATTTTCAAGGTTCCACCCCACAGAATCGCGATTTTTGAGACAAACACCAACTACAACAACACCGAGCAGGGCAATAAGTCTTTCCTCGACGGCTGTATCCAACAATGGGTCGTCAGGTGGGAACAGGCGATGAATTGGAAGCTCCTGACCGCCGAAGAACGACGAGCAGGTTACGAGTTTAAGTTCAACTTCGACGCCCTTTTGAGGCCCGACTCAAAAACCCGCAGCGAAATTCAGTGGCGAGAGTGGCAGACCGGCGTACCCCTGAACGAGATCCGCAAGATGAACGACCAGAACCCCATCGAAGGCGGTGATGTGTCGTTTATTCCGGTGAACATGATTCCCGCGAGTATGGCCGGGATGAACATTCAGGCGCAGGCGGACGCAGCCAAGAAGAAAGCTGATGTCGACGAGGGCGAAGCAAAAAACAAACTCCTTGACGACGATATCGACGGCCTCAAGCGTTTGGAGAAAAAGGCCATCATGCGCGAGGTTGAGCGGCAGATTGAAGGCCGGTCGGACAGGGATTTTTCCGCATTCTTGGATGAATTTTACGGAAAACTGTTTGAGAAAATCGACACACGGACCCGCCTGATCCTGAGATGCTTCAACACCGACGAATCGACATCTGCCATCATCGACGGATTGAAGGCCGATTTCACGGCGAGCAAGGAATTGATTACCGAACTGCGAGAGCGCAATTTTGAGGGCATAGAGGGTATCTGGCCATGAAAAAAGAAATCAGGCTTCTTGATGTGGCGTTCACGGTTGAGGATAAATCCGGGACAGCCGTATTTACCGGCAAGCCGATTGTCTACAACCGCAACTCTGACGACCTCGGGTTTATTGAGAGGATATCCCCAGGTGCGGCTACCGATGCAATCAAGCGCTCTGACATTCGCCTTGCCTATGGCCACAACACCGAAACCCTTCTCCCGCTGGCCAGAACAGCATCAGGAACAATGACCGTTGTCGATGGGCCTGACGGTGTGTCAATCGAGGCATCTGCCCCTAATACCCAGTTTGCTAAAGACCTGGCCGAATCAATCCGGCGCGGTGATGTCTCGCAGATGTCCTTTGCCTTCACCGTAGCAGATGGTGGTGACTTCTGGGAGAAGCGCGACGGCAAGCATTTTAGGACCATAACCAAACTTGACGAAATCTATGATTTTTCATTCGTTGCGTATCCTGCCTATCCGGACACGACAGCAGCAATGAGAAGCCTTGATAAAGCAAAGACCAGCGCGACCGCTGGCGCAGGTGACGCGACCGTTGCCGAAAACGAAGACATCGACATGCAACTCTTACTCCAAAATTACGAGGTATAACAATGGACAAGCTGAAGAAAGAGCTTCGCGCCCTGCTCGACAAGATCAAGGAATATAAGGGCCTTGACGTAGAAGCGCGGACGGCCGAACGACGGAACCAGAATACGGCCGACATGGCCAGAATTGCTGAAATCGAGGCAGACATCAAAGACCTTGAGGCTATCGAGGCGATTGAGCAGCGCAGCAACCAGAGCATCAATACTCCCCCGAATCAGGAAATGCGGAGCGGGATCGAGGTTGAAGATCAGCCGATATATCGCGGCGGGTGTGCTCTTGGCCATCAAATGGTTGATATCGCCATCCTGGCAACCCCGAACAGCGACGGCTATGCCGAAGCTCGCGGCCGGTTTGACTCGATGGTCAAACGGGAAAAGACCCTGGCTGAAAAACGCGCAGCCGGCACTGGCGGAATGGTCATGGCAGTTGGTCAGGATGGTGGGCTTTTGCTTCAAGGCGAAACCTCCATGGACATGATCAAGAACGGGTTTAACAACTCGGCGGTCCTGTCCAGGGCGGCAAATCGTGACCTCGGCGCCAGTCAGTTTGTTGAGTTGGTAGGCCTTGATGAGACTTCCCGGGCCGATGGTTCACGCGGCGGCGGCGTCCGGGTTTACACCGACAAAGAGCTTTCCTTGATGACCCAGAGCAAGACCAAGTTCGACAAGATCCGCCTTGAGCCGAAACGCCTTACCGGGATGTACTTCGCCTCTGACGAGATTCTACAGAACGCCCCCATGCTTCAGGGCGAAATGACCGAGCTTTTCACCGAAGAGTTTGGGTTCAAGGGCCAGGACATCGCAATCAACGGATCCGGCGCAGGCGAGGGCCTTGGTGTCATGAAGGCTCCCTGCCTTGTCACGGTCGCCGCTGAAGCTGGCCAGGTTGCCACAACCATCGTTTTCATGAATCTGGTGAAGATGAAGGCCCGCGTCCGCCGGCGCAGTAAAAATTCCCTACTGTGGATTGCCAACCAGGATATTGAGCCGCAGCTTTATGGCCTTTCTCTCCCGATCGGTACTGGCGGAGTGGTGATGCCTGCTTATATCCCGGCAAACAACGCAGCAGACGGGACAGACGGAACCCTGCTCGGGCTGCCCATCGTTTTTGTCGAGCAGTGCGCCACCATGGGGACCACCGGCGATATCATCCTCGGAGACTGGTCGATGTACTACGCAGCCAACAAGGGCGGGATTGAAAGTGCTTCCTCGATTCACCTGAAGTTCGACTACAACCAGACCGCGTTCAGGTTCGTGACTTGGTTCGACGGACAGCCCAGAATGAAAGCTCCGCTGACCCCGTACAAGGGCGCGGCCACCACTTCGCCCTTTGTTGCCCTGGCAACCCGATAACCAATAACCGCACATAGCGAGGTAGAAATATGTATTCAATGATTCCTGAAAATATCGTGCCGGTTAGCCTGACCCTGGGGCCGGTTACCACGAACGGCGGCGTGACGACCGATTACATCTCTTTGAAGAATGTCCATCGGGTTGTCGCCGTTTTTCATCTCAAGCAGGCCGCTGGCCATGCGACCGGGATTGATCCGGTACAGGCCCAGGCTGTAGCCGGGACCAACGTCAAAGCGATCACCAACACCGTGCCGATTTGGGCCAACGAGGACGTTGCCGCAACTTCGGTAATGGTTCGGCAGACCGATGCCATCACCTACAACGTGACCAACGATGTAAAAAGCAAGATCGTCACGATGGACATTGACCCGGCCGGCTTCGACGTTGCTGGTGGGTTTGATTGCCTGGCCTTCACCATTGACGACAGTTCGCAGGCGAACAACTTCGTTTCGGCGGTCGCCTATATCGTGCCGCGTTATCCCGGCGTCAACGTCATTGTAGATTAATATTCCGGCACTGACAGCCACATCCTTGCGGGTACACGATGAAAACCATCGACTGGAATAAAATGTCCGAGTTGGGCCTTATTGAACGGATAAACCGAGAGATATTACACCCTCTTGGCCTGGCAATATCAAGAGAGGTTGAAACAGGGCACAGCAAAGAAATACTTATTTCAGAAGATGGTTTTTGGGAGTATCCGCCAGATATGCAGACGACAATCATTAGCGATAGTGAAATAAAAGAGATAGTTGGCAATATCTCAAAAGAGGTGTGATATGACAGTTGCAAACGTAGGCTCAAAATGGGACAGCGGGAACCTTGTGTTTTACAACATGGCGACCGGTGCGACCATTTTTACAATTGATCAAGACGGTGATCTTGAGATTGCCACCGCTCAGTTTATGGCGGGCCAGGTCTTTACCGTTCAATACCCAAGTTTTGCAGCAGCCGACATAGCAAAGATTTTCTTTGTTGCGCCGGCAGCGTGTGAGCTTATCTCAGCCAGTGAGAGACATGTTACGGTCGCCGGCCAGGCAGGGACGATGCAGATAGAAAAATGCACCGCAGCCGAAGCGCCGACCGCTGGTGATGCCATCCTTGCATCTGCTTTTGACTTGACCTCAACGGCAAATACAACCGTGACGAAATCAGCGGTAGCAACCGGAACGCAGGTTCTCGCTGCTGGTGATTCTCTCGGGCTTAAACTGGCATCCGGGGCGGCAACAAGCCTAGCCTCGGCATCCTTAACCTGTGTCATGAAGTGGCTGTAAGATGAGAAGAGTTGCAAGGATAGTCACACCGCCAGCGACAACGCCCGTGAGCGTGGCTGAAGCAAAGTTGCAGATGAGGGTCACGTTCTCTGAAGACGACACCTTGATCGGCATCTATGTCAGCGCAGCAACGGCGCTCTGTGAGCAAATCCTGCAACGAAAACTCATCACGCAGACATGGAAAATGTATCTCGATTCATGGCCTGCCTGGGTGGATGTTTTATTCGGTGATCTGCAGTCGGTGACGCACATCAAATATACCGACTATGCCGGGGTACAATCGACCCTCGACAGCACGAAATACAGCGTCGATGCAATCAGTGTGCCAGGCAGGATAATTTTGAAAGATGGTGAATCATGGCCATCCGATACCCTGAACGTAGTAAACCCGATTGAAATCCAGTTTGTCACCGGGTATGGGGCCACATCTGCTGATATTCCAGCAGACATCCGCAACGCCATTTTATTGACGGCCTCCCATCTTTACGAAAACCGGGAGAATTATATCGTCGGTACAGCGGCTGACCTGTCTATCGAGGAAGTTCCTGGCACAGCTGCCACCCTGCTGAATAACCACAGAGTCTGGCAATGGATCCTGTGATATGGGCATAAACAGACCAAGATCAGGCGAAATGCGCCACATCGTCACCGTGCAGTCAAGAACCACCAACAAGGGTGACGGCGGCGAGCCTCTCGATACATGGACAACCGTTTTCACGATTCGGTGCCGCGTGTGGCCGGTCAAGGGAAAAGAATCTGAAGAGTCGCGCCGGGAAACGGGGAAATTGATGTGCAGGTTTTTTACTCGCTATCAGGTCGGCATTACCATCGGCATGAGGCTTGTTTTTAATGGCAGGTATTTCGACATCATCTCGGCGGCGAACGTCGGGGAGATGGGCAGGGAATTGGAAATCACCACTATTGAAACGATATGATTAAAGCTCGTGTTTCGCTGGAGGATATGGAGGGCTTCGATGCACAATATGATGAAGTTGTTGATGCGATAACCGCAAACCTTAGCGAGGTTGCGGATGTTGTTTTGGCGGCTGCAAAAACCTCCACAGCTTTTCGCGACAAGACCGGAAATCTCAGGATGTCGATCAGGAAGCGTAAGTCTAGGTTTGAGAATGGTGGGTTTATCATTATGGCAAGGGGGTCAAATAAAACTGGCGATAAAGGCTATCACGCACATCTAGTTGAGTTCGGCCATGTAATGATCGACCACAAAGGCAGGGTGACAAAACTTGGTCGCGTTCCAGCGCATCCGTTCATGCGGCCAGCGAAAGAGCAGGGAATCAGAAAGGCAATTGAGCTTTTCAGGTCGAAGAAATGAAAACGGTATTCGACGCACTCTATGCAAAGGTTCAGGGGTCGGCACTGTGGACCGCCATCGGGGGGAGATATTTCCCGATCCAAATCCCCGAGGGAACCGTCCTGCCCTGCGTGGTTGCCTCGATAATCACTGAAACCTCAACCCATGAATTATCGCACACATTTGCCGACATACTGATAGAGTTCAGTGTTCTGGCAACGAGCGCATTATCAATGCACACGGTTTCAGAACATCTTTTCACCTTATACGACAGGTCGTATTTAACCGGCCTTTCTGGATACGTTCAACTCGGGCCAATGGACCGGGACAACGCTCAACCCTTAATCTCTGACGGCGTGTATCGGTACATCATCGAATACCGCCTGCAATTGAAAAAAGTGTAAGTCCACCTCTGGCACTATAGCCAGCAAATTTGGCCACTGACCGTCGGGAGACAGGACAGGGGGTCAGCTTACTGCCGGGATGGCAGAAAGGAAGAAAATTATGGCATCTCCGATTGTTTGGAAAAATGTAGCCGTCAGCATGCAGTCCGCAATTGCGGCAACCGTCGCAATCTCCGCAATCACCAAAGCAAACCCCGGTGTGGCTACCTCCGTAGGCCATGGATACGCCGACGGCGATATCCTGTTCCTGGAAATCCAGGGAATGCGGCAAGTTGACCAGAAAGTCGTCAGGGTGGCAAACAAAGCGGCCGACACCTTTGAACTGGAAGGCGTTGACACGACCCTCTTTGACACCTTCACCTCTGGCACCGCAGCAAAAATCACCCTCGGGACATCCATCACCTCGATGACGAATATCACCGCAAGTGGTGGAGAATTCGACTTTATCGACACCACGACCATTCATGACAACGCCCGCTCTCAGGTTCCCGGGCTGCCGTCTGCAATCTCATACTCGACCGATAATATCTGGGACGCAACCGACACCGGCCAGATTGCCATGAAAGCGGCCTCCGACGCACAGGCCAAGCGGGTATTCAAGTTCCAGTTTGGTTCAGGCGGCAAGGTCATCTATTTCGGCGGGTATGTCGGTTTCAATGGCCTCCCCGGTGGTCAGGCCCAGGCGCTGGTTACGACATCGGCCGTATTTACGATGAACGGATCTCCGACCTATTACGCATCATAACGATATGTTGACAATCAACCCTAATCCAACATTTAAGGCGGATGTAGAGATCACGGTGCCGGGGCAGAAAGAGCCCGGCACCATTTCTCTGACATTCAAATACATGAGCCGTAAGGAATTTACCGCTCATCTTGAGATGAACAAGGAGAAGAAGGACAAGTCGGGCAAGGTTACGCAGAAGGGCAAGACGACATCAGAAGACTTTCCTTCGTTTGTCCTGGGGTGGGGTCTTGAGGAAGAGTTTAATCAGGAAAACATTGAAATATTCCTGGACAACTACCCTGCGTCCTACCTTGAAATATGGAAGCAATACACCAACTTGCTTTTTGAGAGCAGGATAAAAAACTAGAGGCCGTCGCTGCCAAGATGGTCGGCGGCGGCGGCTCGGTTGACGAAGCATCGGCAAGACTGGGCTTGCCTGCCGAGCTTCTTGGTGAAGCAGAATCATTCAGACACTCGGACGGGATTTACCCGGACAACGCGCAGACTGTAGACATCTTCTCATGCATGATGACGCAGTGGAAAATCGCACCAAACGGCAAACCTTCAGGGCTCGACTATAACGCACTTGAGACCACAATGAGAATCAAGCGGGTTAAGTTTGAAGACGAGAACGACGTTTTTGACGGCATCAGGGTGATGGAGTTGGCGGCACTTCAGACATTGAGAGAGCGATGAAAATACCTGGGCTGATAACCGGAATAAAGGGGGATTACACGCAACTCAAAAAAGACTTCAATCGTGCGCGAAAATCCATAACGGTAAGGCCAGAAATATACAGGTCTTTCTTTGTTCCAAGGGTGGCTAAGAAGAAATGAAAATACCTGGCGTATACGTCGAAATAAAGGGTGATTCAACCCAACTCAAAAAGGACATGACCGCCGCCAGGCAGATTGTAACCGAATCTGCCCAGGCCATGTCTAAGGCGCTGAATGGCGCTCTATCTCCTGGCCAGATCAAGACCGGCACCAACAAACTGATTGAAAGCCTCAGTACCCTTTCCCGCGCAAGCACCAACACCGGCAAGGTTTTTGACAAGCTCGGCGTAGATCTTAAACACCTCCAATCTGTTACCGGCGTAACCGGCACCCAGTTTCAGCAGCTTCAATCAAAGATGCTGGCCACACAAGGGGCAAAGGCACAGGAAAAAGCCCTCCGCGATGTAGCCCGCGCAGCAAATCTCACACAGGCAGAAATACGGGCGCTCGGCCAGCAGTTTGGCTTATCGAATGCCCAAATCAAGAACGTTTCTTCAGGCACTGGTCAAGCGGCAAACTCTTTTACGATGCTTGGAGGCGCAGCCCGTGCCGCACTGGCTTTCCTTTCTGTTCAGCAATTGTTTGAATTTGGCAAAGCTGTACTCGATACAGGAATCAAACTCGACGCCCTTGAACGCTCGTTTGTTGCCATAACTGGCAGCACAGCAGGGATGCAGGCTGAATTTGTATTTCTCAAAAAGACAGCCGCTGACACCGGCCAGAACTTCTACGACCTGACAAACTCCTTTAGGGATCTTACCGCCTCAACCAGAGACACCCAACTTGAGGGCGAGAAAACCAGACAAATATTTACCGCAATCTCAGAGGCCGGCGCTGTACTCGGACTGTCTTCCGACCGGATACAACTAGCCTTTCTTGCTATTTCTCAGATGGCAAGCAAGGGCACCGTGTCCATGGAGGAATTGCGTAGGCAGTTGGGCGATCAACTCCCCGGCGCCGTCAATATTTCAGCGCGCGCAATGGGCATGGCCACCTCAGAGTTTATCAAGATGGTCTCTGAGGGCAAAGTCCTTGCCGAAGACCTGCTGCCGAAACTCGCGTCTGAGCTTCATAATATGTACGGCGCAGCGGCAAACACCGCCGCTCTTGAGTCAGGTCAGGCCGCAGTAAATCGTCTTGCTCAGGCATGGACCGAATTTAAAGCCAACCTGTACGACAACAAAAAAGCTGTAGCCTCAATCAACATGGTCACAAACGCTCTTGAGGCAATGAGCGGGATGCTT